TCTTTACTCCTTCACTGGTGTAAATGTGAGCATTTACCCAGTCGCTATCACCTTCCAAGTCATACTTCACATAAGGATGAATAACACCAACGTAGTAGCCATCGTCATAAGGACTTGACTTGGCATTTTCCAAGTTCCTGACTGCTTTTCTTAAGTCAGCAACCGTCAAGACATCAGTAGCCGAAATTGCTGTTCTGTCTGCTACACCAGAAGCATACAAAGCCGTTCCACCGGCAAACACTGCATCTCTAATGACGGTGTCAATTGAGAGAGCAGCATTGTAAGCCAATTCTCTGATGAAACCTTCAATGGTTGGGTCAATTGCTGTCAACTTCAATAAGTCAGACACCTTAACCCAATTACCATATTGGCTTGCTGTGGCTGTAACGTTGGTAGCGCTCATTCCAACAGCATCAGGCGTTGTTGCTTCTGTTAAAGCGGTTGTAGCAGCAGACAAATGCTCAATCCTTGTCCAATAGACGGTCTTACCTTCGGTTGGTGGAATTCTTCCTTATGTGAAGTATGACTTGGAAGGTGATAGCGACTGGGTAAATGCTCACATTTACACCAGTGAAGGAGTAAAGAATGTCTACAATGGAGAGGTTGGTAAGATTTACAACATCAAGTTTGTCCAGCCAACCACCCAAGCAAATGTCTTGGTGAATTCTGGTTCGGCTGACACTGATGTTTACCAGACAATGATAATGGGTAAGGAATTCTTTGGTGTTTCTGACTTACAGAATTTGACGACTTATGTGAAACCAGCCACATCTGGTGGAACTTCCAACCCATTGGAACTCTACTCCACGATTGGCTGGAAGGCTGCTTTTGCTGTGAAGGTCTTGAACGACAACTTTGCTCAGAGGATTGAGAGTGCTGCTTCATCCTAAGTTTTCGTAGTTTTTGAGATGGTTCTGCGGTTTCCTTGCGCCACGAGGAGGGCAGAACCAATCAAAGATTATGAGAACAGAGGAATTTATTAAAAAATTACAAAAAAAATACGGAAAGGATTTAAGGACTAATTTAGATAGAGCCAGAAAGGAAGGTAAGGAGACGGCTGGTTTGTATTGGAAAGGAGAACATATTGGCAGTTTGCCAGTAAAGGAGATTTTTGATAACAAAAAAGATAGTTATCAAACTTCGTATGGTGTTAAACATCGCACCACAAAAATGGTCGGAGAAATTGTAAGAAAAAAAATTAAAGGTAAATAAAATGCCAAGAAAATCAAAAAAATCAACAACCAAAAAAAAGGTTGTTGCTACAATCACCGAAGGGTGTGCCTTTTGTGGCAAACCAATTCGGGGAGGCGGGATTGTAGGTAAAAGTGGTAAGAGATATTGCACTCTTGCCTGTAAAAACAATGCCAAAGATTAGTGTTATTGTTTCCACATATAATCGTTTAGAAAGGTTGAAAAAGGCAGTCCAGTCAGTTTTGGAACAAACCTTTCAGGATTGGGAATTGATAATTGTTGATGATGGTTCAACTGACGGGACACAAAAATGGGTTAGTTCATTGAAAAATGAAAAGGTCAGGTATTTAAGGATAAAGCATTTTGGCAGTGATACAAAACCAAAAAATGAAGGAATAAAAATTGCTAAAGGAGAGTATGTTTGTTTTCTTGATGATGATAATGAATACAGGAAAGATGCTTTGATGATTTTGTATAAAGCAATTAAAGACGAGAAAGAACCTGTCTTGGTATATGGAATGAGATTGGTTATAGATGACACAGGTCAGTATGGTTCAGCCATTGGCAAGACAAGCGAGCCAAATTACCAGTATTTATTTGTAAGAAATTATATTGACTTTGGTGAAATGATAACTCAAAAACAAAACATTATTGATGTTGGCGGGCTTGATGAGAAATTGAAAAAGTTTGTTGATTGGAATTTGTGGGTTAGAATGGTTAAGAATGGTGTTAAACTGAAAAAAGTTAATGCTATTATTCAGGAATATCATATGCACTCCCAGATGAAGAGTATGAAAATTAGAACTCCGATTGTTAATGGGTTATTTGTGCCGACTTTCAATCCTGCCAGTTGTCCTGTGAATGTTGGTTATCTTTCCAAACCTAAAAAGCCAAAAGTGGCTATTTACACTTTAACTTGGAATAGATTGCCTTTAACTAAATTGATGTGGCAAGGATTGAAAGAGAATACAAAATATCCTTTTGATTGGTTTGTTGTGGATCAGGGAAGTAAAGATGGTACTCAGGAATGGTTGAAAGATAAAGTTAAGGAAATGCTTTGTTTGGATAAAAATGTTGGTATTTCAAAAGGAAGTAATTTGGCAGTAGAGATGATTTTGAAAAAAGGCGATTATGACATAATTTTCAAGGTTGATAATGACACAATAATGAAAACAGAGGATTGGCTTGAGAGAATGGTTGACTTATGGCAAAGAAACAAAATGCTGGCTTTGTCTCCTTATATTGAAGGACTAAGAGACAATCCTGGCGGTGCACCAAGAATTGCTTATACAACTATTGGCAAAGAGTATTTAGGGATTACTCAGCATTTAGGCGGTTGCTTTATTGGAGTAAGAAAAGAAGCGTATAAAGATTATCGTTGGAAAGAAAACTCGTTTTTACACGGCGAGCAAGATTTGGAATTCAGCCGATATTTATTAGATAATCGTTATATGTTGGCTTATGTAGAAGGAATAAAAGCCGAACATAATACTCAAAAACAAGAAGAGAGATTTAAAGATTACTTTCAGCAACGAAAAATAGCCAGACAAACAAGGTATGAAGAAAGTTAGCGTTTTAATAGCCACTTATAATCAAAAAACCCTTGAAAAAGCGGTTAAATCTGCTTTAGGAAACGATATAGTTATTTGTGATGATGGTGGAAATAATAATGCTTTGGAAATAGCCAGAAAATACAAGACAAAGTATGTTTGGCAACCAGACGAAGGAATGCGACTTGCTAAAAACTGGAATAACGGCATTAAACTGGCAGAAGGAGATTATTGCTTTTTTATTAGTGGAGACACTTATCTTGACAAGAATACTTTGGAATTATTAAGAAAACACGCTGATGAGAATTCAGTTTTAAATACTGTCAGAATTTATGTTGATGAGAAAGGAAAAGAAATTGGCAAGGATTGGCGGTTTAACGAGGATTTTTTTAAAAAGGAAGAAGTTGTGGAAATCAACGATGATGCTCCGTTTTGGTCAATAACTGGGAATGGATTGTTTGTGCCGACTTATTGGGCAAAAAAAATTATGTGGGACGAAAGGTTTGTTGGTTATGGAAGAGATGATTATAAGTTTGCCTTTGACTTATGGAAAGAAGGATTGAGGTTTAAAATTTTGCCTCAAGCGAGGATTTATCACATCGGTTTCCAAAAGAACATTCCTGACAACCCTAACAATGTGAAATTATTAAAACAAGCAATTGAAGAATATGAGAAAAATTATCATTGATTTAGATGACTTTCAGCCATCGGCTGTCAATTTAGATTTATTACTTAAATTAAAAGAGCATTTTCCAAAGTTGAAAATCAGTGCTTTTACAATTCCAATAGATGCGAACCTGATTTTTGGCAAGATTAAAAAAGAAAAGGTATTAGAATGGGCTGGTTTGATGAGAAAACTTGATTGGATAGAGTTTTATCCTCACGGCATAGCCCACACACCAAACGAATGGCGAGTTAATGACAGGAAAAAAGTAGAAGCAATGATAAAAGTAATGGAAAAAGCATTTAACGACTTAGATTTGCCCTTTAAAAAGGTTTTCAAAGCCCCGTTTTGGCAATTGTCAAAGGAAGCAGGTGAGGTTTTAAGAGAGCGTGGTTATATAATAGCCGAAGACAGAAACCAGCCAAGAATGTTTGATGATAGTTATATCTATAATTGGAGTTTAGAGGAAGATTTCCCTAAAGACGAGGTTTTAGTCAAAGGACACGGACATTTAGATGGTGAGAGTGAAAATGCTTTGGATAAAGTATTTCTTGACTTACTTTACAAATTGCCAAACGATGCCGAGTTTAAATTTATTAGCGAGGTAATATGAAAATAATTGCTTTTACTAACAATACAGGCAGTAAGTTATGGCGGTTTTATCCTCAAAAGAGGTTATTGGAGCAATTTGGCTGGGAGTTTAGAATAGTAAGTTATGAGGATTTTTCTTTGGATATTATCAAGGACTTTGACTTGGTTATTGTAGAAATGTTTTATTCAAAACAAGGCAAGGTCATTGATAGTATCCATAAGCAAGGCAAACCAGTGATTTATGAGATTGACGATGTAATAGAAGATGTTCCAGAAGGGCATCCTGGTTTTCCGCCAGACCAGGAAAAAACCAAAGCATTATTGGAGTGTTTGAGAAAATCCGATGCTATTACAACGACAACTGAGCAAATTAAAGAGAAATACCAGTCAATTAACAAAAACATTTATGTTTTGCCGAATTATTTAGATTTAGAGATTTGGGAAAACGATATAATTGTGCCGAAAATTAAAAACGAGATAAGAATTGGTTGGATTGGTTCAACTTCACACAAGCCAGATTTAGAAATGATAAAGCCAGTTTTAGAAAGAGTTATATGTTGCAAGCGAAAGTTTATTCATATGGGTTATGGTGGAGCAAGTGGTGGTTTATTAACAGAATACTTGTATGGCAAGGATATTTTCAAAGGACTGGCTCACGAATATGTGATGGGTGCTTTACCAGAGCAATACCCGTCTAAAATTAAGACATTGGCATTGGATATTGGTTTAGCCCCGTTGGTTGACAATAAATTCAACCATTACAAGACACCCTGTAAGTGGTTAGAGTATTCAATAAACAGAATTCCCGGTATTTATTCCAAAGTTGTTTATTCAAGGGTTGTTCAGCACGGAGTTGATGGCTTTCTGGCTGGAGATTTGCCGGAATGGGAGAAATACTTGCGAATTTTAATTGATAAACCAGATTTAAGAAAAAGGATAGCCGAAAATGCTTACCAACGAGCAAAGAATGACTTTGACATTGTAGACCACATAGAAGAGTGGCTCAAGGTCTATGAGGAGGTAGTAAAAACAAACAAATGGCATTAGCAAATTTAAGTGATATTCAAAACGATGTTTGGTTTCAAACTAATACAGGTTCAGCAACCTATTCGGTTGATGATGTTAATAAACAAATAAATAAGTATTTGGGTATTTTGATAACCGAAGTAATGTCTCAAATGGACGATTGGGAATTTACAGGCGAGATTGCTACTGCTGACTTGTCGGCAAATCAGTATGAGTATCCTTTTCCAAGTGATATTCTTAAAATTAAAAGATTGGAAGTTAAGGATAGTAATGGTAATTATTATACTGCCAGTCGGACTGATGCGGCTGTTTGGGCAAATGACTTTGAAACTTTATTAGATGACCAACCAAGTAGCCGTCCTCTCTATGACCTTTTAGAAAATTCCTTGATTATTATTCCCAAACCTACAACTGACATAACTAAAGGGTTGCGTTTATGGTATGAGAAGGCAGCAGTTGCCTTGACGGCTTCAGCAGACACAACGCCGTTTAGACAGGAATTCAACTATCTTTTGAGTTATGGAGCAACTTTAGAATGGCTAAAGAAATACGGGAATTCTGTTTATTGAATACTCTAACCACTTACAG